CTAAAACTTATAGTCCAACACAACAAAGAGATATTTGACACTTATGAGTAATACATTTGATGGTTTAGATTCTGCTCTTAATATTGAAAGTAATATTGTTGAAGTAGAAAAAGTAAAGGAAGAATTGAAAATATCTCCACTAAAAGTGGATGATATTCAAAAAGATTATGAATATACTAGAGCAAATCTTTATTCCCTAATTGAAAAGGGGCAAGAAGCAATTAATGGAATAATGGAACTTGCTGGAGAAGGTGGGAGTCCAAGAGCATATGAAGTTGCTGGGCAGTTAATTAAAAGTGTTGGAGATGTGACGGATAAACTTATAGATTTGCAGAAAAAACTCAAAGATGTTGAAGATGAATCTGTAAAGACAACTAATAATGTGACAAATAATGCAGTTTTTGTTGGGTCAACATCCGAATTATCAAAATTACTCAAGCAAGGTTTTCTAAATAATAAGGAGTAATTTTACTATCCTAATGGGTTGGTCAGATAAATATAAAAAATCTATTGACTGCGACAATCCAAAGGGGTTTTCACAAAGAGCTCATTGTCAAGGTCGTAAAAAGAAATTGAAAGAGCAATTGAAACCATTTAAGACTGTTGAGCAAATTGCGAAGAAGCATCGTATGGAGGTTTCTTTCATCCAAAAGCAATTGGATATGGGTGAACCTATTGAGCATGAGCATACTAAAAATCATACTCTTGCTAAAGAAATTGCTCTTCAACATCTAGACGAAATTCCTGATTATTATACTCGACTCAAGAAAATGGAAGCATCCGCCAAAAAAGAACACAAAAAATTTAAGGATGTTACTGAAGAGCGAAGTGGGTCATTGCACCAGTGGTTTAAGGGATCAAAATCAAAAGAAGGAAAACCTGGTTGGGTGCAAGCAGACGGTTCTCCATGTGCCAATGAGCCCGGAGAAACCAAAACTCCAAAGTGTTTTAGTAGTGCAAGACTCTCTTCTCTCAGAGCAAAAGGAAAAAAGGGAGAAGCAATTATTAAAGCAGCAGTGCGTAGAAAAAGACAGGAAGATCCGGGGCAACAGGCAAAAAGTGGTAGTGCAAAGCCAACGTTGGTTAAAACTTTTGCCAAAGGTAAAAAAGATCCAAATTACATTAAACCAGAACCAGGACTTAACGAAACGATGGAAATCAACGAAGCTCAAAGAGACATTAAAGGAAAGGGTAGTGGAAAAAAAGATGCCTGCTACCATAAAGTAAAGTCAAGATATGACGTTTGGCCAAGTGCATATGCATCTGGAGCACTGGTCAAATGTCGTAAAGTAGGTGCTGCAAGTTGGGGCACAAAGTCTGAAGAGACTGTTATTGATGAAGGTCAAAAGTGTTGGCCTGGGTATAAAAAGAAGGGCACAAAGAAAATGTTTGGAAAAACATACAATAATTGTGTAAAGGCAAATGAGGAAATGGAAATGAGAAGATACTGCCCCAAATGTGAAAAAACAGAAACGAGAGCGGAATGTAAATATGGTCCAAAATATTGGGATATGTTTTCCATACCTGAACCCCTCTCTCCAAATCAAAAGAAATATAGCATTGCTACTGTGCATCCTGGAAATTTTCCAGAGTCATATGATCATGAGTATTCAATGGCTCGCTCAGAAATTTCCACAATTATTTCTGCTGCAAAAAGACTTCGTAAGAAAATGAAAGGTGAAGGTAATATTGAAGCGTGGGTTCAATCAAAAATTACTAAAGCGGCAGATTATCTTGATGCTGCAGCAGATTATGTAGATAGTGGTGAGATGCAAAAAGAACAGATTAGTTTTGAAATTGGTGCAGGTCATAGACAAGCACAAAAAATGGCAAAAATTAGAAATCTTGCCACAGGAAATACTAATTCTGGTGAAAAAGCAGCAGCAGAAAGAAAGTTGCAAGGTCCAAAACTCCCTCTTGCGGATGAGTATCATCTCAAGTCATTCTCTCAATTTATGGAAGATTGGCAATCTGTAAATCGCAAAGACAAAACTGACGGGTTAAGTCAAAAAGCAGTTGATGCTTACCGTCGTGAGAATCCAGGTTCAAAACTTCAGACTGCAGTAACTGAAAAAAACCCAACAGGTAAAAGGGCAGGTCGTCGTAAAAATTTTTGTAGCAGAATGAAAGGAATGAAATCAAAGTTGACCTCTGCAAAAACTGCAAGAGATCCAGATTCAAGAATTAACAAAGCACTACGTCGTTGGAACTGTAATTAAAATGAAATCTTTTCAACAATTTCTTTCAGAAAGCATCAACATTGCTGGAGATTTCAATGGAAATCTCTATATGAATTCTTCACAACCCGAAACTACTAAAGAATCTTTTCTCGCTGATGTAGTTTGGCAAGGAAGACTTTATCGTATGGAAGTTGAAGGTAAAATAATGGATAAAAATGAACTTGCGGAGCAACTTCAGGGCGAATATCCTGGAGCAATCGTTCATAACATTTATCCATCAACATCAAATTCTTTAAAAGTTAAAGACGCACAAAGATACAGACCAGAAAGATTATCTTGGAGTGATTGATTCATGGCACAGTGGAATAAAAATGAGCAAGACTTTCTAAACCAAGAAAGATCTTTATTTGAGGTTTTTAATATTGCAGATCACTGGGGAAACCAGACAGATTGGAGACCTCAATTCACCAATAACAACAGATTTAAAATATCTCCATATCAAACAGTATTCTTCAATACCTTTCAGTATGGTAAAGAGACTGATGTATGGGATGAAAGAATAGTTGGAGTTGGAACTGCAACATTTAATGTAAATGCCAGTAATGTTATAATGCAAGTTGGATCTACTGCTGGTAGTAAAGTAATTCGTCAAACCAAGAATGTGATGAGATACATTCCTGGTAGAGGTGCAACTCTTGCGTTTGCAATTCGTTTAGAACAACCACAAGTAGGTATTCGCAGAAGATTTGGATTGTTTGATGAAAATAATGGTGTTTATTTTGAGGATGATGGGGGAACATATTCTTATGTGCTCCGTAGTAGTGTAACTGGAATTGTTACAGAAACCAGAGTATACAGAGATGAATGGAATGGTGAGAAGTTTGATGGTAATGGGTGGACTGGAGTAACTGCAGACCCAACAAAACAACAAATGATTTCTATTAATTATGAATGGTATGGTGCAGGTATAATTCAATTTGCTTGGTTAATGAAGAATGAGACTGTTGCATCTCATACTTTTGAGAACTCAAATACTAATCCAGGAGTTTGGTGTTCTACACCATTCCTCCCCATTCGTGTTGAGATTGAGAATGTAACTGGTGTTGCAGGAACTCATTATCTTTATCAAGGTTCTAATTCTCTGATTCAGGAAGGAGAACCAGAGAAACTTGGAACTCTTTTGAGTATATCAAATCCCATCACAGGGACAACGATGGCATCAGCAAATACATTTTATCCAATTATAAGTTTGCGTCTGAAGAGTAATAATCTAACTGGTGTAATGCTCTTGAGATCATTACAGGCAGCAACTAATGATAATACTAATGTTTATTGGCAACTTCTACAAAATGCAACACTGACTGGAGGAACTTGGGCAGATCATCCCGATCCAAACTCTTTTATGCAGTATAATATTACTCAAACTGCAGTATCTGGTGGAAGTGATCTTTTAAGTGGTTTTGTGGTTGGTGGTGGTGGGTCATTAGTTGATCTTGATATTAGAGCAGCACTTCAATTAGGTAGAAGTGGTATTGGAACAATTAGTGATACTTATACACTTGCTTGTGCATCTCCAAACACCAACAAAAAAGCACTTGCAGTATTAAATTGGATTGAACAGAGGTAATTTATTATGAGTGAAGTTTATCTTGGTAATCCTAATCTAAAAAAAGCAAATACACAAATTGAATTTACAGAAGAACAAATTATTGAGTTCTTAAAGTGTAAAGAAGATCCCGTTTATTTCGCAAAAAATTATATTAAAATTGTTTCTCTGGATCACGGTCTGGTTCCTTTTGAGATGTATCCATTTCAAGAGAAACTTGTAAGAAACTTCCACGAGAACAGATTTAATATTTGTAAGATGCCCCGTCAGACAGGTAAATCTACAACTTGTGTTTCATATTTGTTACATTATGCCGTATTCAACGACAATGTTAATATAGCTATTCTAGCAAACAAAGCATCCACAGCAAGAGACCTTCTCGGAAGACTACAACTTGCTTATGAGAATCTACCTAAATGGATGCAGCAAGGTATTATATCGTGGAACAAAGGATCACTAGAACTGGAAAATGGCTCCAAAATTTCATCTAACTCTACTTCGTCATCTGCTGTCCGAGGCGGATCCTATAATGTCATCTTTCTTGACGAGTTCGCTTTCATCCCGAATCACATTGCTGATGACTTCTTTGCCTCTGTTTATCCTACTATTTCTTCTGGACAAAGCACGAAGGTAATCATTGTATCTACTCCACGCGGTATGAATCACTTCTACCGTATGTGGCACGACTCTGAACGTGGTAAGAATGAATACATACCCACAGATGTCCATTGGTCAGAAGTACCCGGCAGAGATCAGGTTTGGAAAGAACAAACAATTGCCAACACTTCAGAACAACAATTCAAAGTTGAGTTTGAGTGCGAATTCTTAGGATCAGTCAATACACTGATTAACCCCTCCAAGTTGAGAAATTTTGTATATGAAGACCCAATTAAAAGAAATGCTGGATTAGATGTTTATCAACACCCAAAAGAAGAAAATAATTATCTAATTACGGTAGACGTTGCCCGTGGTCTTGGCAACGACTACTCAGCTTTTATTGTCTTTGACATTACAGAGTTTCCATATAAAGTTGTTGCAAAATATAGGAATAATGAAATTAAACCTATGCTTTTTCCAAGTATCATTTACGAAGTAGCAAAAGGTTATAATGATGCTTGGTTATTGATTGAAGTTAATGATATTGGGGACCAAGTAGCGAGTATTCTTCATTTTGACCTAGAATATGATAATGTTTTGATGTGTGCAATGCGTGGTCGTGCCGGTCAAATTGTTGGATCAGGATTTAGTGGTAAAAAATCACAACTTGGTGTGAGAATGACTGCTGCCGTTAAAAAACTTGGGTGCTCTAACTTAAAAACATTATTAGAAGATGACAAGTTACTTACAGTTGATTATGAAATCATATCTGAGCTCACAACATTTGCACAGAAACATAATTCATTTGAAGCTGAAGAGGGATGTAATGACGACCTAGCGATGTGTTTGGTTATTTTTTCTTGGTTAGTTGCTCAAGACTACTTCAAAGAAATGACGGACAACGACGTTCGCAAAAGAATTTATGAAGAGCAAAAAAATCAAATTGAGCAAGATATGTCCCCATTTGGGTTTATTTCGGATGGATTAGAAGACATGGATATTTTTGTAGAAAAAGAAACAGGCGATAGATGGTTAGTTGCGGCAAATAATAATTCTATGGAGTCTATGGAAATTTGGAATGTGGATGAATATGGGGACAGATCTTATATGTGGGATTATAGGTGACTTTAAGAAGCAGGAATTTATAAATACTTTTAGAATATTCTGGTAACACGGAGAATAAAGATGCCGCTTAATTTAGCATCTCCTGGAATTGTAGTTAGAGAAGTTGATTTAACTCTTGGAAGAGCTACTCCTTCGTCAAATAAGATTGGCGCAATCGTAGCACCTTTTGCGAAGGGACCTGTAGACTCGCCAACTTTAGTTGAAAATGAAAATGATTTGCTCAACAATTTTGGAGAGCCATACTCAACAGATAAACATTATGAGCATTGGTTGTCTGCTTCTTCATATTTGGCATATGGTGGAGCACTCCGAGTTGTAAGAGCAAATGATAATGATTTAAGAAATGGATTTGTTGGAACTGCATCAAGTGTAAAAATTGATAGTTTAGATCATTATAATGCATTAGGATATGATGAAAATACTCTTGCTGGTGTTGTAGTTGCAGCAAGAAATCCAGGATCTTGGTCAAATGGTATTAAAGTCGCCATAATCGATTCTGAAGCAGATCAAATTTTAGTTGGTGTTAACACATCAGTAGCATCGGGTATTACTACAATTGCAGTTGGATTTGGTGTCACCCAATCAGTTGCAGGTAGAATTAATCCTGGTGCTGGTACAACTTCAGTACTTGATGGTCACTTAAAAGGAATTATCACCGAAATTTCTGGAAGCAGCATATACGTTAAAGTACTTTCACACGTTTCTGCGGCAGGTACCGAAACGCAAGTTGACTATCAACCTTCTGGAGTTTATGCCTTCTCTTCAACTGGAAGTGTTGCAATTCATGCAACTGGTCAATCTGTTGCAGCAGGATCAACTTCATATACTTCTAGACTAGATTGGTTTGATCAACAAACTTTAGGTCTCACAAGTACTTCTTCTATTTCTTGGAATAATATTGCTCCAAGACCAGGAACTTCTGCATATGCTGCAGCAAGAGATTCTAGATTTGATGAAGTCCATGTAGTAGTAATTGATGCTTTTGGAACTGTAACTGGAAATGCTGGAACAATTCTTGAAAAGCATTTAAGTTTGTCGAAGGCATCTGATGCAGAGTTTTCTGTGGGCAATCCATCTTACTGGAGAAAGTATATTGCAAATAATTCGCAGTATATCTTCGGTCTAGGATCACCAACCGGTATTGTAACCACAGGATATAGTAGTGGTTTCAATTTAGAATCGGACGTTGCTTGGGATCAAGAAGCAGAGGGAATTACCTTTGCTGCTGCTGGAGCATCTACAAACACCCTCACTGGTGGTAAAGACTACAGTGGTGTGGCAAACCTTGATACTGCTGGTTCTCTAACAGCGACTCTTGGAGAGTTGTCTGACGGATATGATTTATTCGAAAATACAGAAAACTTCAAAGTAGATTTCCTTCTGATGGGATCTGCCGCATATGATATTTCAACTGCACAGGCACTTGCCAATAAACTGATTTCTGTTGCAGAATTGAGAAAGGATGCAATTGCATTCATTTCGCCATACAGAGGTGCTGCTCTCTCGGATACTTCGGTACAAACTGCAGTAACTGTAAGATCTGCTGCCGATATTACTGATAACGTAATTGAGTTTTATGCTCCGGTTTCATCTTCTTCTTATGCAATCTTTGATAGTGGATACAAATACATGTATGATAGATTTGCAAATACCTTTAGATATGTGCCATTAAATGGAGATATTGCCGGTCTTTGTGCTCGTAATGATATTAATAACTTTGCTTGGTATTCACCTGCAGGAACTTCCAGAGGTGCAATCTTAAATGCAGTTAAACTTGCATACAATCCATCAAAAGTTCAAAGAGATAAACTCTACTCAAATAGAGTCAATCCGGTGATATTCTCACCTGGAGCTGGAATCATTCTCTTTGGCGACAAGACGGGTCTAGCTAAAGCATCTGCATTTGATAGAATCAACGTACGTCGTTTGTTTGTTTATCTTGAGGATGCAATTTCTCAAGCAGCAAAGGATGCTCTCTTTGAATTCAATGACGAAATCACTAGAACAAACTTCGTAAATACAATCGAACCATTCTTGCGCGATGTCCAAGCCAAGAGAGGAATCTTTGATTATGTTGTTATTTGCGATGAGACAAATAACACTGCTGCTGTGATAGATAATAATGAATTCATTGCAGACATTTACATCAAACCAGCAAGGTCCATCAACTTCATTGGACTCAACTTTATTGCCACCAAGACTGGTGTTGATTTTGAAGAAGTAATCGGAAACTTTTAATTTAGAGGTTTAACACAAAATGGCAACCAGAACCCAACTTAACACAATTCCATTAAGAAAAATTACAGACTTCAAGAGCAAGCTGTCGGGTGGTGGCACCAGAAGTAACCTCTTTGAAGTTGAGCTTGCTTTCCCAGCAGCACTTGGTATTGACTCAAATACCCTAGACAAGAGTAGATTTCTTGTCAAAGCAGCAAATCTTCCCGCATCAAATGTTACTCCTGTTGAAGTAGCATTCAGAGGAAGAACTTTAAGACTTGCTGGAGATCGCACATTCGAAAGCTGGACGATTACTGTTATTAACGATACTGACTTTGCAATTCGCTCTGCATTTGAAAAGTGGACCAACTACATGAATCGCCTTTCTGATGCAACTGGCACTACAGATCCAGCACTTTATCAAGCAGATGCATTTGTTTATCAACTTAATCGTGATGGAAGCATCTTAAGAGCTTATCACTTCTATGATTTATTCCCAACTAGCGTAAGTGCAATTAACTTGGCATACGAGACTGAAGCAATTCAAGAGTTTACTGTTGAAATGCAAGTACATTGGTGGGAAGCAATTAAAGGATCTTCGCCAGCAGCAGGCGGTGAAGATATTAACTAAATAGAGTATCATATAACGTTTAACTTATAAAATGGCGAAACTTTTTGGTTTTTCGATTGAGGATAATGAAAAAAAATCCAAATCAATAGTTTCCCCCGTACCTCAAACCGATGAGGACGGGGTTGATTATTATATTCAATCTGGATTTTATGGTCAATATGTAGACATTGAAGGTGTTTATAGAACTGAATTTGATTTAATGCGCCGTTATCGTGAGATGGCACTTCATCCAGAGTGTGATAGTGCCATTGAAGATATTGTAAATGAAGCAATCGTAAGCGACCTTTACGATTCTCCCGTTGAGATTGAATTAACAAATCTAAACGCAAGCGACAAGTTAAAGGATATAATTAGAAAAGAGTTTAAGTCCATCAAAGAGATGATGGATTTTGATAGAAAATCTCATGAAATTTTTAGAAATTGGTATGTTGATGGAAGACTTTATTATCTAAAAGTGATTGATATGAAAAAACCTCAAGATGGTATTCAAGAATTGAGGTATATTGATCCAATGAAGATGAAGCACGTTCGTCAAGAAAAGAGAACGAAGGGAAAAAATGGCACAGATATTGTAGATAGATTAAATTATAATGGAAATTCGGCAAATAATTTAGATACAATGTATTCTGAAATGGAAGAATACTTTATCTACTCTTCAACTCCAAGTTACCCGATGGGTAATTTAAGTGGAGCTTCTAAAGGTTCTCTTAAAATCGCTAAAGATTCAATTACATATTGCACCTCAGGATTGGTTGATAGAAATAAAGGCACAGTTCTTTCATATCTACATAAAGCAATTAAGGCACTCAATCAACTCCGAATGATTGAGGATTCTCTTGTCATTTACAGATTATCAAGAGCACCAGAGCGTCGTATTTTTTATATTGATGTTGGCAATCTTCCAAAGGTAAAAGCAGAGCAATATCTCAAAGAGGTTATGTCTCGCTATAGAAATAAATTAGTTTACGATGCTAATACTGGAGAAATCCGTGACGATCGTAAATTTATGAGTATGCTTGAAGATTTCTGGCTCCCTCGTCGTGAAGGTGGTAGAGGAACGGAAATTACTACTCTTCCAGGTGGTCAAAATCTTGGAGAATTGTCTGATATTGAATATTTCCAAAAGAAACTTTATAGATCTTTGAATGTACCCGAAACCAGAATTGCTGGGGGTGGAGAAGGATTTAATATGGGTCGTTCTTCAGAGATTCTGAGAGATGAATTAAAGTTTTCTAAATTTGTCGGTCGTCTGAGAAAAAGATTTGCTCAGATGTTTAATGATATGCTTCGTACCCAACTTCTTCTGAAGAATATAGTTTCTCCCGAAGATTGGGAAAAGATGGAAGATCATATTCAATATGACTTCCTTTACGACAATCATTTTTCAGAATTGAAAGAAGCAGAACTTCTCACAAATCGTTTGACACTTTTGACTACGGTAGAACCTTATATCGGTAAATATTATTCAACAGAGTATGTGCGTAAGAAAATTCTTCACCAAACAGACTCCGAAATTATCGATATTGATTTACAAATTGATGATGAAATTGAAAAAGGTATACTCCCAGATCCAAATGCACCAGTAGATGAAATGGGAAATCCATTACCCCCTGCAGGTGAGGAAGGTGCTGGACAAGCAATTGAGCAAGGTGCTGGAGGAGAGGTGCCAATTGAACCAACAGTAGATGTGTCGCAGGTAGAGATAAAAGAACCTAAAGGTGGCAAAATATAAATAGTCCTATAATAATAAAATAAATTTATGGAAGAACTTATCGATTTGATTGCATCTGATGGTGCTCCAGCAGATGTTTCCGACAGAATTAAAGAATTTTTGTATGCAAAAGCTGCTGATAGAGTAGATGCTGCTCGTCCAGAAATTGCTGCAGTGATGTTTGGTGAAGATGATTCTACTGGAGATAACGAATAATGGCAATAAAAATTGTCCAAAATGTAAATAGAATTTCCCCTACAGTTTCTGTAGCCGCTACTAGCAATCCAAGTGCACTCAAAAGCGGATAT